GCTAACGATGTTGCTGCTCGCGTAATTGATATTCGCACTGGCGCATTCGTTACAGCTGCTGATACTGTAAGTCTTGAGGAGTTCGCAACCGCTATCCTCGCTTCTGGCTGGGCTCCTGGAGTAGGCGCCGATGTACTAGCTGCCTTTACTGGCGCTAATGCGGCCAATAAGTTTGCTGCTGCAAAAACAATTGCTCGCGCATTCATTTCTGCTCCTGTAGGTATTCTTGCCTATGACGTATTTGTCTGGGCTGGTGATGATCCTGCAAACCTTCACTTCACCAACTACCAGAAGCAGCATCTAATTCAGTTCTTCACTGATATCCAGATGAAGGCTGCTCACGTTTGTGCTGAGCAAGCTAGTACTGTAGATGTTGATGATCTAACACTTCTTACCTCAGAAGACCTCTCAGCAATGCCTCGCTATGCTGGACTCATCGCTTCTGGCGATAACGTTGTCGGCTATGATCTTAAGCTTGGCAAGGTTGCTTCACACACTTCACGCACCCCCGTGACTGTTACTGGTTTTGCTTCTACTCGTCATCGTGCAGATGTTAGCCTTCTTAGCAAGCTTGGCGACTGGACTCTTGATGCTGATGCTGGAATCATTCTCCTCTGGGAGCAGGGTGGAAATGCAGCTCCTGCAGGACTCACTGGTTTCTCAGTGTTCGATTATACTTCTGCCGCTTCCGATCAGGAGCGCATGGTCATGTTCGTTGGCGATGGTCGTCCTGGCGATTTCGTAAGCTTTGACGCAATGAGCAACTTCGTAGTTGCTAGCGACGATGATCACACTGATCACCTTGTCGTAGGTCGTCTACTTGCAATGTTCAAGGAGCCTCGTGGTCACCTTGAGCGCGTTCGTACTGGTTGGGATGGCGATGAGTTCGATGCTACTTCTAAGATGCCTGGTAGCGCAACTGGTGGCTTCTCTGACCTCATCACTTTCCCTGCTTACTTTGGCGAGAGCGTTGCTGACGAGATCGCTGTCATCAACGTTAAGCTCCAATAATATATTAGAATTATACAAAAAGGATTAATATAATATGGCTACATTAAAGCTAACTGACGGCATGGAGCTTCAGCTTCCTAGTTCACGCAAGGCTGCTGCTCGTTATCTCGCAGATATGATTCGTAATCGCGGTGAGCTTCCTGATTCAGAGCAATCTGTAAGCTGGGAATCTTTTGCGAATACCATTTCTCCTAAGAATCGTGATGCAATCTCTTCTACAGAGATTACTCCTTTCCTTCAGGAGTCAATGGAGATCCTTATTCGTGAGCCCGTAGAGCCTATGCTCACCATCACACCCCTCTTCACCCGCGTAGCTGCTAAGGGTCTTAATACTCAGATTCTTGCTGGCGCAATGGGCGCTGTTTATGCTGGCGACGTGCAAGAGTCTGGTACTTATCCTGAGGTAAGCTTCCAGATGGGTGGCGCTGTAAGCACCGCTTATATCGGCAAGAGCGGTATCGCTGCGAGCTTCACTGATGAGGCTCTCCGCTACAGCACCTTCGATATCATGGCCAAGAACCTCGAGCTCATGGGCGCTGCTCTCGTTCGCCACAAGGAGCAGAAGGCTGTTGCTTTCCTCAAGCAGCTCGGCACCACTCTCTTCGACAACCTCAATCCTGCACAGTCAATCTATGGCGTTTGCAGCGGTCGTGGTCTTGTTGGTGGTCAGCTTGTCGCTAACGGCTCTCTAACCATGGAGAACCTCATGCGTGCAATGGCTCACATGAGCGAGGAGGGTTTCACCCCTGACACCCTACTTATGCACCCCCTCTTCTACTACACCTTCGTTCAGGATCCTGTACTCCGTACAATGATGCTTGCTCATGGTGGCGGCTCAATCTTCAACCCTTACACTGGCGACCCTGGTCCTCTTGCTCCTTACAGCAACGGCTCAATGGGTTCACGCGGCCCTTCAATGGGCACTCGCGTTGTCAACCCTCGCGGCGTTCGCACTTCTGGTGTTGGCTCTTCAGGTGAGTCTGTAACTGGTAACCTTGAGCGTAGTCAGATGATGACTTCTGCTCCTAAGCTCCCCAGCTACTTCCCCTTTAACTTCCGCATCATCGTATCTCCTCTCTGCCCCTACGATCCTGAGTCAGAGACTGGCGATATCTTCCTTCTCTCTTCAGGCAACGTTGGTTTCCACCTCGTTGATGAGGAGGCTACTACTGTTGAGTGGCGCGACGAGAACACCGAGACTGTTAAGGTCAAGATCCGTGAGCGTTACGGCTTTGCTGTTGCTCATGAGGGTCAAGGCGTTGGCGTCTTCAAGAACGTCAAGCGCGCTGAGAACCGCTGGGATGGCTCAATCGATGCTGCTCCTAGCGATATTGCTGATCTTACTGAGGCTGATGTTCGCAGCAACCTCTGATAATTAGCAAGACCTTCCTTGCGAAGGTCAACAAATTATAATATAAAGGCAGGTAGCAATATCTGCCTTTATTATTTTAAGGAGCTATTTATGGGATTTTTTAAAACAGAGCCAACTGATTTAGAGATTTATATCAAAGAAAACTTTAAATATGCAGATGATGAAATTTATAATAAATTTACGATAGAAGATGAAGGTGAATTCATCAAAATAAAACGAAACGAAGAGGACAGTGATGGCGATACAACTACTAACAGACCTGAGCTTCCCTCAGAACAATGAGACTCAGTTTCCTATTGGGCAACAGTTCTTTCTAGTGTTTGATAGTGCAGTAGATTTAAAGTCTGTAAAAGAATCTGTAATTATATATGGGCCCGATTTTGATAGAACTTCGGGGCCTAATAATACACTATGGATCAATGCTTCTAGTGGAGAGAATCCTTATTTTCTTAGATCTCCAGGATTTAAAGGTTTTGTGGATTGTGATTTTGAAAGTTTTATATTAGAGGCTTCGGAGCCAATACTGGAGAAAGAAGATCAGTTAATAACAAGTAAAGAAGAAGAAGCTTTTTGTTTAGTAAAAGTAACACCTAAAGAGCCATTAAAAGAAAATACTAGTTATAGTTTGTTTATTGTTGGAGGTAATATAGAAAACGTAGAGTCTTTGTCTGATGAATTAAAAGCATTTAGTAAAAACAAATCTATTTCTGAAAGAACTGTATACGACCCTACAAAGAATTTAATTAAAGAGACAAGAGTTAGATCTTCGGGAAGTTTTATTCCAAAGAACTTGGAGACAAGCTCTACTTTAAAGTTAAAAATAGTAAAAGCTGGTATTGGTTCGGAGGCAAATTATATTTGGTGGTTCTCAGATGAAGTAGAGCCTCAAGTTGGTAATCCTTTATATGGCCAAAGATTATCAAGATGTGTGCAAAGGTGGAGAATAACTGATAGAGGAGTACTCGTTAAATTTGAAGCAAATGAATTCCTATTAAATGAAGTATTTGAAATTAAATGTTATAAAGAAGTGCTTCTTGAAAACTCATATTTAATTAACTTTAAAACTAGCACAGACTCTATATTTGAATATCCAGAATATACATCTACCAGTCCAATTGGCTTAGATAGTTTTAATTTTCCAGAGCCAGTAGAAAGCTTATCGATAACTAACATATCCCCTTATAACTCTGAGATAAATGTTGATTTAAAACTCAAGCAAATAGTCATAGAGTTTAACAAGGAGATAGATCCATTAAGCGTTACGCAAGAAAGTGTAGAGTTATTATCTTATCCAATTAGTGGAACTTTTGATGGTCCAAAAGGTACTAGATCTAATCGAGAGTCTAAGATATTTAAGATAGTTTCCGTAGAATCAAACAAGATAATCTTGGAGCTTTAATATGAATTGCACATTGCCAATACAAGTTCCAAGAAAGACTATTAATTTAAATGAAACTTATACTCTAAATAAAGAGTATAAATTAAAAATGTTGTTTAAAGATGCGGCGCTTAATTTAATAGATCCAAGCTTAATCACAGTTACACTTACAAAGCCAAATCAAGAAATAGTAAATATAGTAGATATAACTAAAGTAGAAACAGGCTTTTATTACTATACAGTAGAGTTTGATTTAGAAGGCTCATGGCTTGAAGTGTGGTCAGCTACTATTAATGGCCAAGTAATCGAATTTGAAAGAATATTAAATGTAGATAACTCTGCTCAAGCTATAGCACAAATAATTGGTCTAGATTATAACTCTTTAATAGTAATTAAATTTAAAGAAGATATTGCAAGCGTAGATGGGGAGTTGCTTGGAAAAGTCGAGCCATATACTTTTTCTACAGAATATAATCCATTTTATTGCTCTGTAGAAATGATGAGGTTGGAGCTTGGTGCATGGTTAAATAGAGTTCCAGATGATACTATAGCTCTAGCTATACACTGGTCCTCTTTAGAAGCAGATAATATAACTGGAGTGCGTCCCACTTCAGAGAGGTATCTATTTGCAAGAACAAGATTCGTGATGTTCGATGCTGCAGTTAAACTAATATCAATGCCACTTGGAGAAAGCTCACCTGGTTCTGGAAAACAAAAACAGCTTGGAGATTTATTAATTCAAGACTCTGGAACTCTAGATTTTAATCTAAAAGATTTAATTCAAGAACTAAAAGCAGAGAGAGATGAGTGGTGGAGAGTAGTCAATGCAGGTGGTTGTATTGTTCCTGGTCAAGGACTTGGTCCTACTTCAGCTCTTAAAGGAGATAGAAGGGCCGATAAGAATCAGCGTTCAAGAGAATGGCACGACCCATGGAACGAACCATTCTTGCAGCCTACTCAAAACTCTATGTATAAAGCTCATGGAGAGAAGAAATATAAGCATGGATACTCTGGATGGAATGAGTACTATTATTCTTCAGTTACTAGAGTTCAGAGAGGCGGTAGATAATGCTTAAACAAAAACACGAAATAGATTTAAGAAAAGAATTTGACGAGTTAGTTTTTGGAGCCAACGGGCATATTCCGCATAATCATATCTGTTTGGTTAGAGAAGCTAGATTGAATAACGAAGGTAAAGTTATTAGATGCAAATGTACTAGTGCAATAACTCATGAGCCAGATCCAGAATCCAAGTGCAGGCATTGCCTTGGAGAAGGTTTTATTTGGAATGAAAGAATTGCTAGATGTTATTCTAGTATGGTTGGTGCAGACGGCGGAAAGGGTAATAGAACTAAAAGAATGGTACCTGGTGAAGTAAGAACCGACTATAAAGTCTTTTATTTTAGATATGACGAAAAACTATCTTATAAAGATAAAATAATAGAATTAAGTCTTGATTTAGAAGGAAAATTGGTAATACCATACAAAAGAGAATCTATCTATAAAATAGAGACTATACAGAAATATAGAAGCGACAATGGTCGAGTAGAGTATATTGCTGTATATTGTAGAGAAGAATCATCTATTAGAGAGAATACTTAATGCAAGAAAATATAATTATAGAAGTAATAGACTCGAATGGAGATGTATCTAACTCTGTATCTATTGCTGATTTTATTATACAGAATCCATACAATGTTAATTTAAGCTCTGTGTTTCTTCCTAATAACGAGCCAATGACATTAGACCTATTCTTTTCTTTGGCTAAAACTTTAATACAAGACGCTCAAGAAAGAGAATCTATTAATCAGGACTCGATAATCCAGTTAACAGAAGAATATCCGCCAGAAAATATTTCAGACTTTGGAGACGAAGTAATTACTTTTAGAGTAATAGAAAGAAAGCCTGGCAATATGGATACTAAAGGTACTGGAAGACCTCAAAGAAAATCCATGTACTCTTATGAAGAAAGAAGTGCTAAGCAACCAAATAAAGTAATTACAGTTGAAAGTAGACCATTAGACCATGTAATAGAATTTACTTGTTGGGCAACTAGTAATAAACTTGCAAATAAACGTGCAATATGGTTAGAAAAGTTATTTATAAACTCTGCATTTGTATTCGAAGTAAAAGGCGCAGAAAGATTCTTTTTTAAAGAAAGACTTGCTGACATGTATATGAGTACAAATGGGCAGAGATTATTTAGTAGACCTCTTCGATTCTTTTTAAGATTCCGAGAGTTTGATGCAAAAGCAGAATCCATCCTTAGACAAATCTTGATCGATTTAAAAATTACTCAATAAGAGGAGATTAATATGTCTTATTTAGACGTTGCATTGCGTAATATCGCAGGAAGAATGCCTGCTACATTCCGCGATAATAATATGAGAGGCACAGATCCAGTACCCCAGAAAACTGGACTCCGTATCCTTGCTACTGGCACAGCTTCTTCTGGAGTTAAAGATGCTCTATTTGAAGTAAATACTCCTTCGATTGCAGCTGCAGAGTTTGGTGCAGATTCAGAGCTTGTAAGAATCATGGATCGAGTGCTTGCTCAGAATGCTACCGCAGACTTGCAGCTTATGCGTGTCGGTGCTTTTCCAGGGCATGTTATTATTAGTAAGCCAATGGCAACTGATTCTAAGGAGCAAGAGACTCTTATTAGAATCAGCCCAAGAATTTCTACCCAAAGCAACTCATCACTAAACCAGACTGCTACTTTTGATAGCCTAAAAGTTATTCTTGCTCCCTACGAGGAGTCTGGAATTGTACGCCAGCGCGTACTAATTTTTAATGCTACTACAAGTGCAGCTGTTTTCGACTCAGAGGACAAGGTTGTCGCTGGTGGAAGCTCTATTTTTGATCTAGAGCTTAATGTTCCAGTTGGCACTGTAATCGTAAGTAGTGGATTAGTTACAAACAATGCGCTTACTGATAGCATTGCAGACTTATCTGCTCGTCTATCATGGGCTGTAGGTACCTTGGGTGTAACTTTAACAGCTTTAGATGCTGCTAATTTAAAAGCAGTAAGCACTATCGATAATGCGGTAGATACAACCTTCACTAGTGAGCCCGTAGTATCAAAGCATGCAGCTTTAACTAAGAACAAGTCACTAAATCATAACCAACGCTACTATGCTAATGAGCTTGCTTATCAGTATGTAGATACTATCCGCCCAGATATTATTTACTGCGAAGGTTGTGCTGCAGATACACCTAGCGTAGAAATTGATGATCTTGGTTCGGATACAGAGAGACAGCTTTGGGAGTCCTCTTATCTTGGCAAGATGTGGAAAGCTGATTTCGAAGGCAAGCCATATTCATTTATGTTTGCTCGCAGTAATCCCTTCAGTGCAGCAAATGTTGCATCTACCATTACTACATCTTCTACCCTTGGCGGTGGAAAAGTATTGGCTTGTACCTTTAGTTATAGCGTTGCTCAAAAAGCAATCGGGGACTTACAAGCCCTCGTAGACGTGCATGTAGAAGTTAAGGGTGGAGTAGTTGCTCCCGAGTTAGAGTATTTTCCTACACTAAAGGGTGATATCGAAGTTCATATTACGGCCTCTGCAACCCTTATTAATGCCGGCACACTAGTCTCTACTCCATTCTTCTCTGTGGAGCTTAAAGGTGCTAACCTCGCGAATAATGATAAGTTTAATGTACGCCCACTTCCTTTACTTGTTGATGGGGCTCAAACTTATAGAGCTCTTGGCAAGCAGAACTTTGTACTTACGCCTTGGGTTCTTGGACAAGAGCCAGTTCCAGAGGCAGTAATTGCTCGCCTACTAGATATTCCTGTAGACCCTACACAATCAGTAAGTCTTGTTGCTGCCAACTCAGAGGTAAGAGAGATTTCTTTCTTACACCAGTCTGCATTTAACGCTTACAGAGCTTCAACTAATTATAGTCAGTCTCTTGCAATCGTACCTACTAGCCGCCCCAACAACTTGACTGCTCGTGGTTTCAGTGTATGGGCAGGTAATCCTGCGAAGTACAGCGTAGATACCACTACTGGTAAGCTAGTAGTTACCGAGAATGGTACAGGTATCCTTGGCTATAAGCTTCTCTCCGGACATACAAGCTATC